AGTGCTGTGGGCCCAGTAAAATCAGGGCCTCAGTCCTCCTTAGCGATTCTCCGTACCAATTTCGTACCAGTTTTTAGCTTTTCCATCTCACTCCAGTCCGACGTCGAGTTGAGCCACTTGGCATAAGTGGAAAGCAAAACCGGCACGCTGTGGCCGAGCTGCGAGGCGATGAAGGCGGGATTCATCCCGGCCATCAAACACATCGTCGCGTAGGTGTGGCGAGTGTCATACGTCCTGCGCTGGCGCATGCGCAGCTTCTTCAAGGCATCACGCCAGTAGCGCTTCGGGCCCGTCTCCGACTTGATATAAAGGTCGGAGCGTTCTGCCTTCAGGCTGGGAGCAAACACGTAATCCGATCTCGCCGCAGTCAGCGGCCTAGCTTGTTCGAGGGCATGCATAGCGCGATCGTTCAACAAAACTTCCCGAACGGTCTTCGTTTTGGTGCGCTCGTAGATTTTCCCGCGCTGTTGGATTCGGCAGACCTTGGCCTTGCGGCTGCGGGTGTCGACCTCCTCCCAGCGCAGGGCCATCGCCTCGCCCGGGCGCATGCCGGTGTAGAAGAGAAACTCGAACAAGCAGGCGTAAATGCGCTGCAGGCCGGTGGCCAGCTCGTACAGCTTGTCGATGATGGCATCTGCCTCCTCTCGGGTGAGCGGATCAATCTCCCGCCTGGGTACTCGGGCCTTCGGGATGGAGAGGGTGGGATCGCGCTGCACCAGCTCCTCCTTAACGGCCAGCTTGAACAGGCAGGCCAATACCCGAACGGCGTACTTCCGCCGGCCGGGTGACGGCCATTTAGTCTGCGTGGTGATCCGGCGCAGCATTTGCGGCGGGATCTGGTCCATGGGCAGCTTTGCCAGGTGAGGAACCCAGTAGATCTGCAGTGCGATCCGATAGCCCTTGCGGGTGCTGTCCACGATCTCGAGCGAGTCCAGCCATTCCTGGGCATACTCGAAGAAGGTGGGGCATGCGGTTGAGGGGAGTTGCGCGCGGGAGGAGGGGAACAGCTCCAGGTACTTCTCGTGGGTCAGGGCGCCCAGCTTGTTGAGCTGGACTACCTGAGTACGTAGAGCGTCGGCTGCTGCGATCCCTTTCGGGGTCGGGGGGTAGGCGAGCGTCTCGCAACGCCTGCGCTTTCCCCACTGGAATCGAATGCGGACAGACTTGCCGACGACTTCGACGCCGGTCGGCAGGTCCAGAGGCTTTCTAGCCACGCGTCGTACCTCCTTTTGCTGTAGATGATTCGGCCGTCGACTTTCATCCAGACCGTTTCCGGGATGATCCGCCGTTCGCGCTTGCGCTGCAGGGCCTTGGCCGTGGTGCCGATCAGCTCGGCCATCTTCTTCTCGGTGACTTTGTCCACCTCGTCGATGAGGTTTTCAGCTGCACCCATGGCATTACCTCTCTACGCCGGCTGGCGCCGGCGGGTTCAGTGTTGGGGTGTAGTCATGCCTTCGAGGATTCGAACAGGGTGCGAATACGGCCAGCGGCGTCGGTCAGAGCTCGCTCTACTGCCTTCCGGTGGTCGCCTGTCCATTCCCGAAGCTCTGCGTCGAGGCAGTAGTGGATGTCGGCCCAGGTCGCAGCCTTATCGTCGCCGCGGCCCGGCATGTTCAGCACCGTCCCGGGCGGGTAGTAATCGTGCGGCCCCATGTCAGCGAACCGATCGGCGTTCAAGTCGCGAATTTCCGGCCATCGGTCCTCGTCCTTCAGCTGTCGCAGCGCTATACCCATCAAGGACTCGCCAGGCTGAGTGGTATAGGCAGGTGCCACCCTTGCGCGCAGGGCTGCGACTTGCTCCTGTAGCTCGCGGATCAGGTCGATGAACTCGCCGGTCCCACCTTCCTGTTCCTCACCCTGGATGCCCAGCGCCTCGCCGACAGCTGCAATATCGAGCGCCATGGCGATGGTGATTCGATTGCCGCGTTCGACTTCCTCCCTGAGCGCCTGGGCCTCGGCTTCGAGTCGAGCAACCGTCTCTTCCAGATGCTGCGTATGCAGATTGTTACTCATCAGTCGACCCTCCCTGCGCCTGCGCGGCGGCGATCAGTTCTGCTGTAATGCGCGCGCGTGCGATTTCCAGATAGCCCAGGGGCTCATCGTTGGCGGCGCGGTCTTTCTCAATGCCGATGTAGCTGCAGCCACAGCGGACCGATGCAACTCCGCTGCTGCCGCTTCCGCAGGTGTTGTCCAGCACGACCATCCCCGGGTTGGTGTAGGTGCGCACCAGGAACTCCATCCATTCCACGGGCTTCTGGGTGGGATGGAGGCTGGCCTTCTGCTTGTCGCTGCTGAAAAACTGGACTGTTCTCGGATAGCGATCAGTAGAGTCGTAGCGAGTAACTGCCGCTGCTTCGCCATACACCTCCGACTTTTGCGCCCGTGTCGATGTTTTCCGGGGATGGCCAGATGTCATCTGCGGGTTGTAGGTCGGCTGCTTGCGGTAGAACACCAGCGCGCTTTCATGCGCTCGAAGCGGCTGCTTCTTTGCGTTCAGGAACCCAGTGGCGTTTCCTTTCTCCCAAATCCACTCGTAGCGGAATAGATTTGGCCGGGACGCAACAAGCATCGACGTGAACGGTTGTGCGGCGCATAGCACTATCGCTGCGTTGGGTTTGGCGATGCGCAGGTACTGCTCCCACAGCGGCTCCAGTGGAATGACCGAATCCCAAGCGCACTGGGTGGTTCCGTAGGGGAGGTCGGCCAATATCAGGTCGACAGAGGCGCCGGTGATGCTCTTCATTACCTGCAGGCAATCGCCTTGAAGGAGTTGGACGTTTGGCATTACTCCCCCTTCGCCTGCGCGGCGGAGAGTGCATCCAGAAGCCCGCGCACAGCCCAGTCCTTGACGTCATGCACGCTCACTGCGCCGCCACTGCCTTGCGGATCGTAGATTTCCCATTTGTCGTCTTCGCGCTTAGCTGAAGACGTGCAGCGCATCACGCGCCACCCATCCGGCACCTGCCCAGCCTGGGCGACCTCATCCCGCCAGCGGTTTTCCCAGTAGCGTTCCGCGTCACCCTGCCCGAGACGAACGCAATGGGCTTCCAGCTCGGCCACTCTTGCCTGGGCGGCGTCGCGCAAGCCGAGTGCATGCTTCTCGGTTTCCACTGCCTCGACTGCCACCTGTTCCAGCCATTCATTGCGCGCCCGCAGCGCCCCGACGATGCGGTCGTGCTGCTCCAGCAGGTCAGCGGCCTTCTCGGCGTACTCGACAATCGACACGTCGCAACCGGTGTCGCGGCCATCAGCGTCCTCGAACCGCAGGTCTACGTTGTCGCCGTCGATGTCCTCAGCATCCATAGCCCCGATGTTGCGAAGGACGAATGCTAATTTCTCAACCTCCGGTGCCGGGGAGGGTTGCGCGCAGTCAGGGCACGGATCGCCGCCTTCGTCCGGCGCATAGAAGCTCGGGCCACCGACTCTGCCGTTGTCGTCGCAGGTTGCGCACTTCGGGGAGGGTTGCGCCAGGGCGGCGCGTGGCCCGCAGTTAGGGCAGTCTTCATAGCTCTCAAAAGGGTACGGCTCAACACAAACCTGTCCGGTATTGCGGCAAGTCTTGCACAACTCCCCCTGCGCGCCCTCTGCCTGCTCGGGGTGAGCTGCGGAACTTTCTGCCGGGGTTGCTTGATTCCAGTTGCACTGGGCAGCAGTGTGCCCTCCCGCACCGCAGAGGGTGCAGGCTTGTTGTTCGGTCATGGCTCAGCCCTCTACGGGGTATTGGATGGTGCCGCGCTCTCCCTGGCGGGAGTTGATGCTGGCTTGGATGAGCGCCCGGCCCAAGGCCTGGGCCTGGTCGGGATCGAGTTCGGCGCCGAGTCGGGGCAGCCCATCGATCACCATGTAGGGTTCCCCGTCGACGCCGTGGCGGTGCTCGACGGTCAGTTGGATGGTTTGCATGGTGCTCGCTCCTGGAGGACAGGCCTGCAGCGCAGGCAGTCGCATTCGGGGATGGGGCGGAGGGTTCGGCGGCAGAGTGGATGGCGGGTCATGCGGCGGTCCTCGCAGCCACTACCTGCCATTTCTGCCGTCGCTCTTGTTCTTTGCGCCTCTGCTCGGCGGCGTGCCGCTCGATCGCACGGAGCAGGGCCGGCGTGCTCCGTGGCAGCCTTGGCGGTTTTCCGTCCTTCCACTGCGGCCAGCTGTCCTTCACCTCGTCGAAGCCGTCCCAGTCGAGGTGGGAGTCCTTGATTTCCTCCAGCGTCTGCATCTCGGCAGCTGCCCAGGCGACAGCGCTTTCGTAGTCATCCCCGTCAAACCCGCCATTCCCCCAGGTCACCCAGTAGGTGCCCTTGAGGGTGTAGATGTCGCCCATTGGCAGGTGGTCTTTGCGATCCCTGCGCCAATACTCGCGCTCACGGTGGCTGCGCTTCTTGCTGGCGCCGCGCGTGCGGTACTCGGAATCTTCACGGCCATAGCCTTGAACATCCAGGCTGTGCCGATCGAAGAGACCCAGCTGCACCACGCGCTTGCTCAGCTTCTTCAGGATGCGGGGATTCATGCTGCGGTCCTCGCGGGCTCGGTGATCTGGCTGGCGGTGAACACCTGCATGCCCAGTTCGCTGGCGACGTGGTACTCCAGGCGCGCGCCCTTGGACTTGTCCCAGCCAGGCAGCATGGCGATCGCCTCGCAGGTGATCAGCTTCTGCAGGTCCAGGCGCAGGTAGTCGGCCCACTCGAAGCCCTCAATCACGCCGTGGTCGGCCGGGTTCTCGACGTGGTAGCCGAGCTGGCGCAGGCGCGCGGCCTCGGCGTGGAAGGCCGGGTAGTTGAACTCCGGCAGGCCGGTCATGGGGCCGGCGAGGTAGATGCGCTTCATGCTGCTGCTACCTCTGCTGCGGCTGGAGCCAGGACCAGGCGACCATCCATGATTGCTTCCTTGATGGCGTTGTATTCCCAGCAATGGGTCTGTGCCTCTACACAGATGCGCATGCCCTTGGGGTAGTCGTGCTTCTTGCGTCGAATGAAGGCCTCGGCGGCATCTTTGGTGAAGTGGAAGTTCACCGTCTCCCAGCGCTCCATCCACCCGGTTACCGTGTGGCTTTCCAGCTCATCGAGCGCGTCGTACTGGTCTCGGAGTGCCATATCAAGGAAGTTGAGGCACCCGTTCTCCTGCGCCTCTTCGTTGAGTTTGGCTTGCAGGTCCTCATCGGCATCGTCCCAGTACTCCTGCGGCGAGAACCACTCGCAGTCGTCGCAGGTGATCACCAGGTCGTCGGTGTAGGCGGGGTCGATTCCGTAGATGATGCGGCGGCACTCGACCACGAAGACGGCGTCGGCGGTGCAGTGATCGTTTACGCCCGCGCCGCGACAGTCGTGGCGCAGGCGCTGGACGAAGCTGTCCCAGGTGGAAGCGTCCAGCTGATCGCCGGCCGCCAGGCTATTTTCTGCGGGCATAGGTGTTCCTTGCGCCTGCTGGCGCGGAAAAGAGTTTCCAGAAAAGGGCAATTTGTTGCGGAGGGTTCAGCCGGCTTCGCGCAGGTCCAGCTCGTTGCCCTGCTGGGCACCGAGGTCGATGCCCAGGGCCGCGGCCGCATCGATGATCGCTTTCTGCGCGCGGTCCGCATTGGTCAACAGGCCGTTGCGCTGGTACTTGTCCAGCGGCAATTCACCCAGCTCGCGGATCATCTTCATGGCGAACAGGAATCCGCCGGCGGCACGCTGGAACCCTTCCTGATCGACGACAAAGGTGCGCGTCGGCGCGTGGAACTTCATGGGCATGAGTTCTCCTCGCGCCGTAGTGGCGCAATGGCATGGAGTGGGGGTGAGTCAGGCGCGCTTCTTGTCGCCATTCAGGCCGGCGACTTCCTTGGCGCGCTTGCGAGCCCAGGAGAGGCATTCGCCGATGGCGCCGCGCTTGAACTGAGCGGTGCGCTTGTAGAAGTCCAGCGCCTCCTCGGCGACCTGGAACGACACTCGCGAGCTGAAGCCTTCAGCCTGCAGCGTCTGGTCGATCTGCTTCTTCAGAAAGTCGTGCGTGTTCATTGGTCCACCCACTTGTTGTCGCCGTCGTAGTAGCCGGTCCAGCCAGGAATGCTGAAGCGGAGAGTCCCGGGGCAGCAGAGCCACGCCTGATGAAGAGGGCCACCATCCATCTGCCAAGCCGTCTTGTGTGCATAGAGCCGGCGCCGCCGCTCGAAGCGCTTTCGGCGCAGGCTTACCCGCTTGATGCGTGGAATCGTTGTGAGTCTCATGCGTTCACCGTGCTTGCGCTGCTATGCAACCGAGGCGAGCGGCTGGATGACCATCGCCTTGGCTGGTGCGTTGGAGTTGAAGGCCGCCCGCGCGAACCCGCGCGGCGTTGCGCTGCGGAAGTTGGCTCGCTCTGCACTTGGGGGGGCTTTATGGATTCGATCATCGGGGGCGCCCAGCGATCGATCTACGAACGGGGCTGGCATGGAGAAGCCGCCACCAACCCACAGGCAGGTCGTCTTCGTGTAGTTGTCCGCCGGCTCGAAGCCCGTGAAGTGGTGCGGGTGGAAGATGTGATCGGGCTTGCCGAAAATGCTGCTGAACACGCTCACCGGGTTCTCGAAGCCCCACGGGCACCCGAACAACTCGAAAGCTGTTCGGCACTGCTCAGCTACTAGGGCGGCCTTTGCCTGGAAGTGAGGGTCCCTCTGCCGCTTCGCCTCGAAGTGGCGAGCTCCGCTCACGGCCACATCAGTGCAGGGAGGGAAGCCAAAGGCGAACACTATGTGGTGCGTTCGCATGAGGCGCGCTACGAAGGGAAGAGCCTCGATGATCGTTCCGGCGATCCGGTAAACCATCGCGCCGCTGGGCATCGTTTCAACGCTAGTTGCGCCGTGCTGAGGGTCGATAAGGACAACGTCGTAACCAGCCTCAGCCCATGGCTCACCCATGACCCCGGTCAGGTCACAGAAGAAGATTGCTGCCTGTCTCATGGTTTCTCCAGGTAGAGCGCCGCCGCGCCGCTGTCGTAGACTCGGCGAACTTTTTGCGCTGCTTAGGGATGGTGGTGATGCGATTCGTGAAGGTGTTTCTGCTGCTTGGGCTGTTCAGCTTCTGCGTGATGTTCATCGACGCGGCCGGCGAGGACATCAGAAAGAAAATCCCCATCTCAGTCTTCGGTTCCAAGGAAGAAGCTGTTGCCTTCGCGAGGAAAGTGGAGACAGCCCTGAAAGACGAGAGCGTTGGGTTTGAAGAGGCAAAGCGTCTCCAGCAGGAGTATTCAGAGAGGGCTGATCCGCGCTATCGGCTTCTCTTCTGGGGGCAGATAGCGGCCTATGCCCTCTTAGTGCTGACGGCAACGCTGCTCTATCTCCGGTCAACACCGAAAAAGAGTTGAGCGCCGCAGGTGCAGCGGATGGCGTGGTTAAGGGTTACTGGTCCTGCTGATCGAGGCGCGCGGCTTCTTGCCGGCCGAGCCTGTCGAGCTTGCGCGCCACGAATTCGGATGGCGTGAAATCGTGGCGCGGGATGGCGAGGAGGGGAGCCGAGCCTTCGGGGCCCAGGTCATGCGCATGCATGATCAGAAGCTCTATCGCCTCACCCTGTTCCTCGATGCCGTTCCAGCCTTGCAGCTCTGCAAGCTGTCGCCGCGGCCCAGGGCGAAGCCGGTGCCGAAGGTCTTCATCGCGGGTGGTGCTTTCTGGCATCCGCTCGCGGAAGAAATCGGCGGAGGCAATCTCACCAACGGCGTGCGCATTCATGACAAGGAGCTGTATGGCCTCGCTCTGCTCGGGCAGGCCGTGCCAGCGCATCAGGTTCTCCAGCATGGCGCGGGTACCGCGGCGCACCCGGTGGCGCAGCTCGGTCTCGTCCAGGCGCTGGCGCTTCTCTGCGGAGGCCTTGCTGCGCTGCTGCTGAGTCATGGCCATCAGGCAGGCCTCCCTATCGTGATGCCGAACTGCTTGGCCACGCTGCGGACGGCTGTCGGGCTTACGCCGGTCATTGCCGCGCAGGCGATGCAGCCGAGAGAGGCGTAACGCTGCACGCGCTCTGCCAGCTCCTTGCGCCGTTCGTAAGCCTTGGCCGCCTGCTTGTAGTTCTTCCGCACCACGGTGCCGCGGCAGCTGATCAGCACGGGCTCATCGTCCCGCCGGCGGCTCTTGATCGGGGCGATCTCCTTCGGCTCGGTGCGTGCCGGTCTGGGCTTCGGCTCGAAGCCTTCCAACTGGTCGATCTCGCCGCCGGCGGCCAGGTAGGCCGCCATTGCATCTGCCAGGTCGGCGCGAGCGGAGTTCCGCGCCGCCGGCGTTGGCAGGTTGAGGGTGGTTGCGTGTTCCATCAGCCTTCCGCTCCTATGTCATCGCGCTTGCGGATGGTCAGAAGGTCGGCGTAGGCCAGTGCCTCACCGTAGGAGCGGCGGAAGCCGGCGGCCTTCTCGGTGGCGGTGTCGATGATGTGGAAGAAACCGCGACCGGTGGGGCGGATCTGGTAGGCCGGCTTTTCCACCACCACGGTGCGGCGCTCTTCGAATGCGGCGCGGGCGGCGGCGGAAAGGGTCAGCAGCTCGGCCAGCTGCGGGCGAATGTTCAGCTGTTGCATGGCGATCACCTCGTCTGGTGGTGGCTTCCTTTGGGCAGCACTCCAGCGCGCGGCTATGCGCCGGTGGGCGCCGCGGAGGAGTGCTCTCGAAAGGGATCGGGTAGGGAAGGTGGAAAGGCCCGTCCGACAAGGCCTTTCCGGGTCTCACAACCGCCTCCGTTTGTGAGCGTTTCGCGGCTCGCCCGGCTTGTTGCCGAACTACCAGGGCTGTCGGTTACATGGCTGCGTCCTCCGGCTGAGTTACCCGCGGGGCAGGGCACGGGCGCCCAGGGTCCATTCCTCGCCGGCGCGCTGGGCGTCATCGAGGCTTTCGAAGTTGTCGGTGTCAGGGGTGAGGCCGCAGCCCGGCTGCCAGCGGCTCAGGACATGCAGCGCGCGGGAGTAGCTGCTGACGGTGGCCCAGCGCTGGGCACCTGGAGTGCCGAGTCGGCTGACGTAAGGGAAGGGTTGTGTCCAGGCCTGGGCGCTGGCTCCTTGCATGTTCATCTCCTGGTAGTCATCCCAAAGCGCCCTCTGGTGAAGGCGCTTCAGTGAGGCTTTCGGTGTTGCTCCGCGTTCGCCTACTGGGCTTCTACAACCCGCGGATGTTTCGTCGTAGCTGTCTGGGTGACCGTGACGCCGGCATGCCGAGCGTTGCAGTCCTGAGCACCGTTACCCGCCACCTGTGCCTGGGCGATGATTTCTTTCCATACGTTTTCTGGTTCAGCCGCTGACGGCTCGGGCAATACGGCGTACTCAGGTGGGAATCGCCCACACCGGGTGCGTCAATGCCTGGCTTGGCCAGCGGCGTTTTGCGTGCGTTGTTAAAGAGCGCGGCTCGGTGGCCTGGCGCCGATGTGCTGGCGTGAGTCAAATATGTACCAATGGTTCATAATAGGCAAGAACCAAAAGTACATATTTTATGAACCGGTAGGTAAGTGTCTGAAATGGCGAGAGATTATTTTTGCGAACCAACGGTTCTTGAAAGCGGATCGGCGTCACATTACTGTATGTACGTACAGTAGAGGCAAGGAGCTATGACAATGACGAAGCAAGCGGTCTCGGCATCCAAGGGAAGCGGCATCCACGCGCTGGATCGGCTGCGCCTGCGGATCTCGGCGATGGTGGGAAGCCCGAAGGCTCAGGCGGATCGGCGCGCGGTGATATGGCGCCTGGACAGCGACACGGACGAGGCGTGGAGCCAGGTGATGGAGGAGTTGGGCGAGACGGAGGGCCTGGCGGTGACCAAGCTCGAGGATGGGACGGCGGTGCTGGAGTGGCAGCCGAGCGAGGAGGAGGGCGAGAGCGCCCAGGGAGAAGGGGAGGAGCTACCGGTCGACTTCAAGGTGCAGTACCTGCACGATCAACCGGCACCTTTCTAGCCGGCGCAAAACTCCCTGCATGAGCTATAGATTTGGAGGGTCTCTCTGGAGGGAGTCAGGATGAGTATCAAATCGGGAGTTTGGGCGTGGGGGATTGTCACAGCGTGCCTTGCCGGCGCTGCGCTGCTCATCGTTATCGCTGGCGGTTTCTGCATGGCTGATATGAAATCGTACGGCCCTTCATGCCCGATCTGGCTGATAGGCATGCATGCAAGTCTCAGCGCGAATGGAGCGCTCATCGGCGGAATTCTTGGCTTCAGCGGCTTGGCCTGGTCAAATTTCTTCAAAGCGATGACCGCAGCTTCAGTGGCGACCTCAGCCGTCTCAGCCGATAAGAAGCCGAGCAAGCCTTCAGCTGTCGATTTTGACGACGGTTGAATCAGCCTTTACTGAGGTCGAAGTTTCCGGCGGCCCACTTCTGCTCAAATTCGCGCTTCGCTCTCAGCTTGTGGTTCTGGCAATCGACCATCTGCTGATCAGTCTTCCAGTTATCGCAGCCACGAGGTGCCTGGTAGAACTTGTCCCATGCAGCGTCATGCTGGCGCTGTGACTCAGCTGCAGCCTTCATGACCTAGGCGTCGTACTGATCAACCTAGCGAGCGGGTGGAGGAGTAGGGCGGAGCTGTTGCTGCTGGCGCTCAGCCATGTACTCGATCGCCGCCACCCGCGCGTAGTACATCACCACGCAGGTAATCAGCACACCAATGAGGCCTAGGGCCCAGGACTGAAAGCTTTGCGGACGGCGTCGTGCCATGAGGATGCTCCATGCGGTGATAGCTTAATGCTCTCTATCTTTGGGGTAAGAGGGAAGTATTGAGCTCTGGGCCTCCCTCATCCGCCGATTTCTTTTGAGACTTAAAATGATAAAGCCCCACCAGTAAGATGGGGCTTGAAAGCAGAGACTCCTAGTCTGTCACGTCAGTGAGAAAATAGTTTCACGGACAAAATTAAATCAGAATTAGTTTTAGCTTTCGATGTTAATTTCCTGGTCGACAACGGCACTTTCAATATCGTTTTTAAGTGCTTGCACGAGTGAGTCATAAATCTGTGCAGTAGGATCCTCGGACTTAAATGTGAGAACGAATGCCACCTCTTGCTCTTCTACTTCAGAGTGGTGGCTCAAGTCGAATTGGTAAAGATCTCTTGTGAAAATTCGACTGTACAGTCTTACGGATCCAGGCTGGAACCCAGTGCCTTTGTGTGGTTTGACATGGTGGCGTATTGGGCTCCACTTTGCCAATTCAGTGCGGGCAGCTCCTTCTTTTTCGATATGCTCACGCATTGATCCAGCTAAGCTGACAGTGGAGCCGGAGCGTGCGGTTGCCTGAAGTGAGGTCTGCAGTCTAGATGCGAAATAGTTCTCTCCCACGGAGTCTGATACCAAAGGGCGAAGAACTGCTGTAAGCGCTACGGTTCCAACAAACTTTCCGTCTTTGATCATTTCTGGTGGAATAGGGATGTCATCCCAGTAATAAGAAAATCCCGGACGGAGTTTTGCGGTCCATGCGAGGGTTACGGTCCCATCACCGCAAGTCCATGGAAGATTGTTTCCGTCCCAAGGCGTTCCCCAGCCCAATGTGTTGCTATGACCGTCAAGTTCTGACTTATTTATTAAAAGAGCTCTTACCAGATCGGGAGTTGGCTCTTTTAAATGATGGAACGCATGAGCTGCCAGCGAGGATACTAGCGGTGTGCTAAAACTAGTACCCTTCTCAACTGCTCCGCCAATTACTCGTAGTTTGGAGTACCAGGACAGATCTGGCTTTTTCATGCCAGCAGCAGCTGGCCCCTTTAGTGTAACTGAACACGATGGGCCGAGTGGTTCGCTATCACTTATAAAAGTTCTTCCGCTTACTGTTAGCGCCGCTTCGCAGTCTGCAGGAGGGCAGAGGCGTTCATTGGGGCTGGAGGTAGACTTATTTCCGATGGAAATAACAGGCAGGAAGTTAAATTCTCTTGCAAGGCGACTTATTTCGTGCCCTAGATAGCTGATTTCCTCTGCAGATTTCGAGGGAGTTATCTGGTTAAAGGAAAGGTTCCAGACATGCGATTCGCCTTTTGTTTTTTCTGCGACGAGTTCAAGGTACTTTATGAGCTGATAATGCGTTGGGAATTTGGGGGCGGAGTCTTTGCAAATGGCTTTTGCAGAAATGAATGTGCAATCCAAATTTGGAAGAGGACGATTGTTGTTCCAAGCATGTCCTTGGCATATCAGGGATGCTACTTGATTTCCGTGCTTCAGATTTGCACTGCCGTCATCGACCAAAGAAAGTATTTTAACCTTCTCAAGATGTGAGTAGGTTTTCGAATTTACTCCGCCGTCAACAATTACTACGGTTGGCGATTGCGGAGAAACGGCTGAGGGGTTGGGGTCTTCGCCAACACCTGGGGGAGTGGATGTCGCGACTGGAGCGGAAGGTTCGATTCGGTATATTGTGCCAGATGCTACGAGCTTAGCTAGAGGTGCGTTGTTGTTGATATATACAGAGAAATTCGCATAGCCGGTATCTAAATAGCGAGTGGTGATGCTCTGTATTTCCTCGAGCTTTCCATTTTCTGATAATTCAAATTCGGGTGGGCCGAATTGAACCTCACTAGAGGTCAGAGTCTCTTTTAGCTTTTTGGAAAGTGATTTCCTCGCCTGGATGTTTTTGAAAGGCTTTAGCCAAATATTAAATGATTTGTGCTCGTCGTAGCTCTTGTCACTATTCCAAATCGACTCAATCGTGTCCCCGCGCATAGTTTCAGGAGCGTCGAATACAGCGATTGAGTCGATTCGAGATATATCTACCCGCTCTCGGTCGTTCTTTGGGGATGTAATTTTCTTGGAGAGAGTCGGAAGTTGATCTCTGTTGGCCTCAATTAAAAAGCCTTTATAGGCAGGGCAAACGATGCGACAACCTTGTGCTTCCGAAAAAATATCATCTGGAGTCCACGATGGAGATAAGGAATTTTCGTCCATCTTTGCAATCAAATGGATGACTCCTGAAAATTCTAACTCGTCCACGTCTGATTTGTATATTTCATCGACTCTGCGAGAGAGGTATTTTTGCCTTTTCGCTAGCAATTCGTTTCGAATTCCATCCGCGTTTTTCCCACCGCCCGTTATTCCTCTTGGGGTTGGAGTGCGAAGAAAATGAAGTAATGGCTTGATGGTAGGGTTGGAATTCGGCATCATTTATTCCTTTAAATGCGTTGATAGTGTTTGGCGGCTTATTTTTAGAAGCTTAGATAGTTCAGTGCTGTTTATTTTGTAATGCGATTTTAGGAATGTTGAGACTTCTTTTTTTTCTTGATTGCTTAAGGATCGGGTGCTGTTTTTTAGGAGTTCAGGGTGTTTTAATCGCATTAATTCGGCTGAGACGGCTGAAATGTCGATGTCCCGATCATTGAGTACTGCTCTTCTTTTCTCAGCGAAGGCTATAGTTTCTATTTCCGCGCCAGTTAAATTGTGTGAAATTTTTGCCAGAGCGGAACAAATAGATTCTTCACCATTGTCGGAGAATAAGAAGTGGTTCCAGAGCTGCCGGCGTAGGCCTTCTTGCGGATTAGTAAACTCCATTCGGTAGGGGAATCTGCGCCAAATTGCTCGATCTAAAAGCCCTGAATGATTTGTTGCGGCAATAACTATAGCTTTGTCATCGAGTGAATCAATGGCTTGGATCAGAGTGTTTACCACTCGTTTGATCTCGCCAAGTTCGTGCTTGTCGTCGCGGACTTTAGCTATCGCGTCGAATTCGTCTAGGAATAGAATTCCATTGGTGTGCGGGACGAACTCGAATACGTTCCGAATATTTTTTGCAGTGTCACCAAGCAATGATGAGACCAAACTATCTAGCCTAACCACATATAATGGTTTCCCAAGCTGAGCTGCAATATGCCCGGCAACAAGTGTTTTTCCTGTGCCAGGTGGGCCAGACATAAGGAGATTTGCGCGGCTAGCAAGTCCATGCGCATGTAGTTTTTCATGATTTCTTACATCCATAAGAAAGTCAGAAAATAGCTCATGCAGGTCTTCCTCCAGAAATAATGGAGTAACCGGCCAAGACTGCTCTTCTACCAGAGGAGATCTCGATTTTGGGTCAACAGGGAGATTCTCCATATAGCCTGATGTTCGAAGAGGCACCCCGTTTCTTCTCAGTGCTGCCTTGATTTTCTTCGCTGTACTCAAATCAGTATGCGCGACCTCATTGGCTATCCGGCTCGAGGTTTTCTTCAGCTCTGAGTAGTTGGCATTTAGAGCCGCATCTAGCAGATCAAGAAAGGCTTCCGTGGGAATTGAGAGGGTAGAGGACATGACTTTCCATGGCGACGTAAAGAAATTGGATGTGAATGTCCAATTTTGCGACGTTCGCGTCAAGAAATTACGGCCGAGCGGCAAGGTTTTAGCCGCTAGACTGTTCAATGATAGTGTGGTGCCAATTTGGCATCATTTGCGCAAAGGCGCAACCGCCGTCCCCAACAATGACAACGCTGGCAGGGTGTCCAGTCGAAATCGTGCAGAAAAGCTTCGAAGACGCCGGACTCATTTTGATGTTCTGCCGATCGTTGCAGCTCTTGCGTATTCCAAGGCAGTAGCGCTCAGCACTGATGAAAGAGTCATCGATCCATGTCCCCGCCGAAAATCGCATGCAGCAATGCCAGTTCCAGCACCGCAACGATAATGCAGCAGGCTACGAACCCAGGGCTAAACACCCGGTTTGACCTGCGGTCCGGCGAAGGCCAGTTGAAGAGAGCGGAACAGAGGTCGCCAAGGATTTCGGGCAGACTCATCAAAGGCTCCTTCGCCTCGTCCTGAGGCATCAGCCGATTTGCTTACACCAGGTGCGCGTTCCAGACCAGCAGCACACGCGCATGGATGTAGGTCTCATCCATCCGGATGACCCTATCCTTGTGCTGCTTGTTGTCCGAGATCATCTCGAAGTGCTCGGCATCCTGGACCTGCAGGCGCTTGATGTAGAGGTGCCCTTGCCAGGTGAAGATGAAGATCCCGTCGCCGTCGAACTCGCGGAGGTTGATGTTCACGATCATCGGATCGGCGTGCTTGATGGTGGGCGCCATCGAGTGGCCCCAGCCGTAGACCATCTTCAGATGGTTCGGATCGTCGTAGGTGACGCCGAGCTTGCGCAGCTGTTCCTGGCTGACCTTCACGTCACGCAGCATCTCGGGGTAGTCGGCCGGAACCTGGCCGTTACCCATGGCGCCGCGGATGTCATAGTGCGCGATGCTGATCTCGTCGCCTACCGGGCTAGGCCGGGAGAAGTCGGCAACGATGACGTTACCGCCTTGAGTGGCGGAGGTCTCAGCCTCCACTGCATCAACGATGTTTTGGCGAGCATCCGCGCTCAAGCCCTTCCCATGCTTCTCCAGCATCCTGAGCATGATGTCGGCGGTCGATGACTTCGCGGCGGGCTGGGCCGGCGCCGAAGAATCGGTAGCCAGGAGCATCTCACCCTCGCCGTACTCGAGCCACTCAACGCGCACTCCAAATGCGCTGGCCATGGCCTGCATGTTGGACCGGCCAGGCATGCTTTCCATGTTCAGCCACTTGCTGGCCGCCTTGGGTGTGACCTTGGCGATATCAGCGAGGCGAGCGCCTAGCCCCCAATCGGGAATTCCCGCTGAGGCTGAGGCTTGCTTGAGGCGGGCAACGAAGGCCTGCCGAATATTCGATGACTGAACCATAGGTTCACTATCCCATGTGCTTGCGTGTACTTTCAGTTCCGATCTAACATGTACTTATGGTTCATATTTTGCGGAGGGCTCATGAGCCAGCTGAAGCAAGCAATCGATGACGCCGGCGGCGTTCCGACCGTTGCAGCGGCGTGCGGGATTAGTCCTCGCGCCGTTTACAAGTGGGTGGCTTCTGGCTGCCTTCCCCGTACCGAGTACACCGGAGAGACCGACTATGCAGTCCGCGTTGCAGGCCTTGCTGCCGCGCGCGGAGTGAGGGTCGACGTCGCGGATCTTCGTTCGAGCTCATCTCCGAAGCGGTCCGCCGCCTGACCTGTAACTACAGATTGCCAGCAGCCCAGTCCGGGCTCTACGGAAAGAATCCAGAGGATTTACGAATGCAAGAGTTCCTGAGGGCGTGCCACGACGTTGTGAAGGATGCCGGGGCCGAGGAGCTGGCCAACAAGATGGGCATGGCGCACGTGAGCCTCCTGCAGCGCGCGAATCCGGATAACGACTCTCACAAGCTGACCATCAACCAGCTCTACCAGATCCTGCTACACACCGGAGACCTCCGTCCGCTCCAGGAGCTGGCGCGCGGGTTCGGTTTCCACCTTGTGCCTCGCGACGTCCAGCCGGCTGCGTGCCTGGCTACTGCGACTCTGTCGATGGCGAGCGAGGCGGCTGACGTGACGAAGGCGGCCATCGAGGCCTTGGAGGATCACGTGATCACGCGGCTGGAGTTCAAGCGGATCGAGCGGGAGGGGAGAGAGGCGCAGCACAAGATCGAGGTTGTTATCGAGACCGCACGGCAGAAGTCCGGGACCCAATAAAAACAAACCCCGGCCAGGTGTGGGGACACGGCGCCGGGGTTCAGAACACAGGAGGCAGTATGCACACCACTTCTGATATCAGCAACGCCGCGCCACGTTTTCACGTTGCGCAAAACGTGGCGCGAATGACGATGACCTCGCGCGAAATCGCCGAGCTCACCGGCCGCCGCCACGACCAGGTTCTTCGCACCGCGCGGGAACTGGTAGAGCAGGGGGTTACACAATCTGTGGAGACCCCCTACATCCACGAGCAGAACGGCCAAGAGTACCCGGAGCACCTTCTGTCCAAGCGGGACAGCCTGGTGCTGGTTGCTCGCCTGTCGCCGGAGTACACCGCCCGCATCGTTGATCGCTGGCAGGAGCTGGAGGCCATGCAGGCGCCTGCGCTGGCGCTCCCCAACTTCGCCAACCCGGCCGAGGCCGCCCGCGCCTGGGCTGAGCAGTTCGAGCAGCGGCAGGTTGCCGAGCAGGCCCTGATGATCGCCGCGCCCAAGGTTGAGTTCGTCGACCGCTACGTCGAGACCAAGGGCTCTATGGGCTTCCGCCAGGTGGCCAAGCTGCTCAAGGCGAACGAGCACCAGCTGCGCGAGATGCTGATCAAGCGGAAGGTGATGTACTACCTGAACGGCACGCTCACCGCCCACAGCAACCACATCGCCGCCGGCCGGTTCGAAACCCGGACTGGCACGAGCGAGCACAACAGCCACGCATACACCCAAGCGCGCTTTACCACGAAGGGCGTGCAGTGGGTTGCCAGCCTCTGGGCAGAACACCAGCTGGAGCGCGCGCAGTGAGCACGATCATCATGTCGGCCTGCTGGCCGCTCCAGGGGCTTACCCCTGCCCAGAAGTCTGTCCTCATCAGCCTGGCGGACAACGCGAACGACGAGGGTGTGTGCTGGCCTTCGGTGGCGAAGATCGGTGAGCGCACCTGCCTCTCCGAGCGCGCCGTACAGCAGGCGATCAAGGTGCTGAGCGAGTGCAAGGTACTGCGCATCGAGGGGCGTCAGGGGCGGTCGACCATGTTCACCGTAACCCCCGCAGCATTTGCACCCCCGCAGAAGATGCACCCCCGCAAGAAATGCACCCCCGCAGCAAATGCACCCACCACCGAACCTGCTGCACCCCAACCCCCGCAGGATTTGCACCCCACCCCCGCAGATGCTGCACCCAGAACCGTAATAGAACCTTCAGTAGAACCATCAAAGAACCTTTCGCCGGCCGGTTCCGGCCAGCCCGACGAAGAATTGATTCGCCAGGAGGGCTGCCGGGCGATCTGGGCGTCGTACGCCGCGGCGTATCGGAATCGCTACGGCACCGACCCTGTTCGCAATGCCAAGGTCAACGCCCAGGTTCGTGACCTGCTCAAGCGACTCGGCCCCGAAGAAGCGCCTGCGGTGGCCGCCTACTTCGTGAGCATCGAGGACACCTATCTCACTCGGAACTGCCACGACCTGGGCTCGCTGCTCGCCAAGGCCGAGGCATATCGCACCCAGTGGGCAATCCAGCCACCGCCGGCTCCGCCGAAAGCCAGCAAACCTTCCTTCGAAGACGCCCAGGCGGAGTACTCCCGGCAGCAGGCCGCGCTCTTGTTCCAGCAGCAACGCGCCGCGAAAGCCGGCCAGCCATCTGCGCAGCAAGGCGCACCCAGAGGTAACCAATGACCATGATCCAGGAGCCCCTGAAGTGGCGCGCCAAGCGCGACACGTCCGGCAAGAAGATCCCGAAGTGCTGGCAGACCGAGAACGGCTACACCGTTGCCGAAGTCGAGCGTGTGCTGATGCGCTTCGCGGTCACTCGCCCCGGCGGCAAGATCCCCTTCGCCTACGTGCAGACTCGCGAAGAAGTACTCGCGGCGATCAGTGCGGATATCGAAGCGTGCGGAGTACCGGCATGAAGGGACGCAACCCAACCGCCGATCAGAAGCTGTGGCATGACTTGCTCGCCCGTGTCGTTGGCTGTGCTGCCTGCAGCTTCGGTCACGGCGCGTTCAACGACCACTGCAGCATCCACCATGTCGATGGGCGCACGAAGCCTCACGCTCACTGGTACGTCCTGCCGCTATGCGCCGGACACCATCAGGAGGGCACCGGGCCTGTCGGTTTTCCTGGCATCGCCGTCCACCCATTCAAGGTGCGCTTCGAAGAGCGCTACGGACCTCAGGCGGATCTGCTGGCGCGCTGCGCGAAGCTGGTAGCGGAGGAGGGCCATGATGTCCCCGCCGGGTTCCTCGCCTGGCTGGATGGTCCGGAGGTGATGGCATGAACGTCACGCTTCCATGGCCGCCTCGAGAGCTCAGTCCCAATGCGCGGTTCCACTGGGCGAAGAAGAGCAAGCGAGCCAAGAGCTACCGGTTCACCTGCATGCTGCTTTGCCTGCAGGCAGCAATCAAGGCACCTGCGGGTCGGATCGGACTCTGCATCGAGTTCATCCCCCCAGATCGACGTCAGCGGGACGACGACAACATGCTCGCCGCTTTCAAGGCTGGACGAGATGGCATCGCGGATGCGTTGAAGGTGGATGACCACCGCTTCGTCACCACCTTCTCGGTGTCGCCCGACATCATCCCTGGTGGTGCAGTCCGCGTTTCTATCCAGGCGCTGGAGGTGGCAGATGCTCACAGCTGACCACATCGCCACGATGAATGCCGAAGAGCTGAGGGCGGCTCAGAAGGACAACATGGAGCGGTACCGCTTGAACGGTGCATGCCAGCGCTTCGCCGCCGGCGTCTGCACCAAGCGTACTCGCGGCGGCTCGAAGCTCCGGGCATGGCGAGTCGCAAAGCCCGATAGAAAACGCCTGCTGCTTCTGGAGGCACAGGCCAAGGAAATCTTGGAGGAGGGCGCGCTGCTGGCCACCGAAATGAGGAGGAGGGCAGATGCGCAAAAAGCACGGGCCTGATTTCACTCGGGAGCTGGTCCAGGTCGAGAGCTGCAAGGCATGCAGAGGGAAGGGGGTAACCAGACCAGTGTTCTACGACCTTCCCTGTGATGCATGCCGTGGAGTGGGCTGGGTGGCACGAGGCGGCGCGGAGGTGCCGATTGAGGACATCGCCAGAGCACTCGGCGCACGGATGGCTAAGGCGGAGCGTCAGCTCGCAGAGAGAGCGCAGATTGCAGCGATAACCCGGAAGACTCGGGATGCGGAGTGGAATAACGAGAAGGGGCCGGGAGGCTCGCATTACAGAGGGGATTGAAGATGGCGCGGACGCGAACTTACGTGGGCAAGGCGCTGGGCGACACCGAGTATCTGCTGGAGCAGTGGGGCTGGTGGCGCATGGATGGAATGGGAGTGCCTGGTTACGTCTCGCCGATGGCTGCGGTGATGAGCTTGGCCAATCCCATGGGCAAGGTGAAGGAGTACCGCATCACCGACGAGGCAGCCGGCCTTGTCGATCGAGCACTGGCAAAGCTGACCAGTCGGGACACGCAGATGGGGGAGTTCGTTTGGTTCTACTTCGGGGCGAAGTGGCCGGCGAACCGTATCGGACGAGAGCATGGGATGTCGGAGCGCGATACTCGGCAGTTGATTAAGGCGGGAGTGGCCTGGATCGACGCCTCACTTTTGAGCATGCAAGCGGCCGCTTAACGGCCGCTTACCGGCCCAAGCTAGGTCGCAGGAAGGGCCAAAACTGGGGGCAGAGGGGGTTATTCGGGGTAGCGACTTGCTGTAGTCCGTCAGCGTAAGCAGAAACTAAAGTTCCGTAACCTGAACGGTGCCTTCAGTCGGAGAGACGAAGCAGAATTTATGTGCCTTTGGCATGACAACCGCGCGCTGCTACTAACTCTGAGTCAGGACGTCGTCCCTTGATTCAGCAGGGGGTATCCCAAAAATGGTGTTTCAAAAGTGAAACTACTTTTTTGTGCAGGATAAATTCTGCGCACACCACACTCATAGCTGCGTGTTGAGCTACATTCAAGTGGGGCGGACTTATAAAAACACATATTTACCGTCTCGATGCTAGTTCTGCCAGGACTAACTAAAACAAGGAAAGGAGATAAGCTATGGGCATATTTCGATTTGCTGTGATGATCATTGCGATTTCTTTAGCAACCGGTTGTGCTCTTCATAAACAATGGAGGGGTAGCAATGAAGAGTGTGTGGTAAATGTCAGTGAGCAGGACGTAAAGGGGGGGCAGGAGGACGCGCTTTTTACTAAGTGCTCAGATTCTAGTATTCAGAAATTTAATGGTGTAAATGAACTTTCAAATGTAAATTACAAAATCGGATTTGTGGAGATTAATGATCAAGGTGAGCTATTTTCTAGGCCGCAAATGCACAAGGTTATTGATACTCTTCAGGCGGATGCCAGGGGGAGGGATGTTTTGATCGTTGTCTTTGCTCACGGATGGAATCATCGAGCAAAAGAAGGTGATGGTAATATTTCCACGTTTAGGTCGATGCTGAGGGAGACGGCAAAGACAGAGCGTGACGATGCAGATAAGGAGCAAAGAGTTCCGAGAGAAGTCTTCGGTGTGTATGTTGGATGGCGAGGGCTATCCCTTAAGATACCAGTAATAGAATACCTCTCGTTCTGGGATAGAAAGAATACCGCAGCTAAAGTTGGGTCTGGAGATGTCACGGAACTGCTCAGCAGAATCGAGTTGATTAAACGGAAAAAAGACTCTGTTGCTTCGCAGGAAATGCTTTCTGCTGCCAGTCAAGACTGCAAGGGAAAAACAGGCGCAGATTGCAGCAATCGTCTCGAGGAGGCCAAGGGCGCGAAAAGCGATACCCGCTTAGTCGTTATCGGCCACAGTTTTGGAGGTTTAGTTGTCCAGTCGGCCATTGATCGAATCTTGATTGATAGGGCTATCCGGACTAGTAAGATAGACACAGGACGCCAAGGGAATATAGAAGGGTTCGGCAATCTAGTCGTCCTTGTGAACCCGGCCTTCGAGGCTCAAAGGTTTAACTCGGTTTACGAAATACAGAAGGAACGGGGAGAATACGCCAGCAACCAACTACCTGTTGAATTGATCCTAACCTCTCAAACCGACTACGCCACAAAATTCGCATTCCCAGCCGGAAGATTTTTCTCGACAATTTTTGAGAAGCAGGGGACTCGTTCGAAAAACCTGGAAACGCTAGGGCATTATTCACCGTTCACAACTCATCACCTCGCTCTGCCCGCTGAAGATCTTAGAAAAAAACCTGAATACTCTAAGTGCTTCGATGACCCTGAAACAATTGCCCAGTCGTGGTTTACGGGTGACCGTAAAGGCCACGCGCATATTTTTGGGGGCTTAGTTCTGGAGCGCGACAAACTTTCCGATAGGGCGCCATTTCTTAATGTTAGTGTGTCAGGCGATATAATTCCTGATCACAATGATATAAATAAAGAAGCTATCATTGAATTTGCCTCACGCATGATCAGTCTGTCGTCTATCACTGAGGTCCAGAAGCAAAGAGTTGCAATGACCGTTAATCTGGCAAACAAAGGCACTTCGACATGCGACCTATAGCCATAACTTTGTGATGTCCTAAACGAAGACCTAAAAATAGAGTCCGACAACGGAGCCACTCCCGGTGCTTAAGGGGTGTGCATGGGAGTTGGTTCCATATTAGTCAGATTCGTTATGAGACGGACTGCGATATGAGGAATTTTTTGAAGCGTTGCAGGTGATGAGATTCGGGCTGTTAGTGCCCACTTCCGCGGAGCGGCCAGCGGCAGATGGTTTGGAGCCGGCTCAAGCTCTTTTTGACGCGATTCTCTCGACCCCGCCTGTCCTCGCCGCCGGCGCTCCAAGAAAATATGACCGAAAAATTAGTCACTATCACGGCACATTCGTGAGACCTCACCTACCATCTGTTGTGGTGGCGTTCTGCCCTCTAATACGAACAAATGGAGGTGGTCGTTATGGCGTTGTTGGCGAATTCGAAGCGCTTTGCCCTTGTTTGTGCTGTGGCCGGACTCACCGGCTGCTCTCATCAGCTTCCAAGGCTTGACGTCCAGTCCATTGATGGAGCCTTGGACGACTATTCCTGCCCCGCAGAGATGCCCGCTGGCCAACGGGACCGTTGTTTGAAATCTTTCAAAGCCGATACGCAGGCTGGAAGGGAGTTACGCCTACTTCGAGCCTACGTTTACTTAGGGGCCACTGCTCAATACGGAGCCAGGCGTTTCGCCTTTTATTCAGACGCTCCGGCCGATGACGCTAATCAGCTGATGGGATCAATCGCGTCTACCGTTGAGGGTTTGACCATGCTGGAGAGCGAGCGCCTTGATTCGCCCGCTGACAATGGAGAGTTGGTTAACGGCGTGATCTTTTACAAGGTGGATAAAACTGAGGTTTTGCTGCGCATGGTTGCCACTGTCGACGCGGCAACTAAGCCTGTAGTTCGTGGGGTGACTGGAATGCTCATCCTCAATAGCAACGTGGATCGCATCAAAAAGGGCGCCAAGATCGTGCGAGATCTCGGGGTGGACAAACTGTTTGCATCCGCGTTTCAGGCTGGGATGCAAAACCTTCCAGCGGTTCAGGAACGCAATGTCCCTTACGAGACGGCGCGCGCGCAAATTCTCGCTCGGCTGAACGCTTCCTGTCTCGCCCTTGCAACGCTGGCGAAGCGCACCGAGCATTCGTGTGGTAAGTCCGTGGTAGCAGCAGGAGCAGCGGTTAAATCGAGCGGCGTGGTTCCCTAGATTCGTGCAGCAGTGCAGCAGTGCAGCCTGACTAGGCTGCTCGCCCTCGCATTGCTTGAGATGAGGGAGCTACTCGCTGATTATTTGGGCGGCCAACCAGAGGCTCCAATGTGCGCTCGTATTGCGGCACATATGGTCTATATCCTCCACAACGAGGCGGAGGCTGCGTAAAACAACGCTGACTATCGGTACGACCACTGCTCCTGGCCCATTGCTGCCCTCGACAAAAGTGCTTTCCTGCCGGAATGCACTGTGATTTTATGCCAGCGTGAACTGCTGTGAACGCAGCGAGACGCTACCAAGAACCCGGCCTTGAACCGGGTTTTTTATTGCCTGCAAGAAAGCGGGTGCTCCATCGAGTGCCAGGGCTGGCCAAGCCTGGGGACACATTATGAGGACACATACCATGACCGAGCCGGCCTCGACTGCAGTTGGCGGGATCGCGCTCTATAAGCTCGGAGCCTTTGGCTTCTTCGCCATCCTCGCCGCCATCCTGGTGATGGCCATGACCTTGCCCAAGACGGTGCGAGAGTTCGTCGTGGCCATGACCTGCACCGTGGTGTCGAGCGTGTGCGGCGGGGCGTTCGTGGTCCGCTGGTTCGACCTCGGCAGCTGGGTGCAGGACGACGTTGGCATGATCGCCATCTGCGGGATCATCTTCGTCTGCGGCCTGCCAGCTTGGGTAATTGTCCGCGCCTGGTTCGCCTGGAGCGAGGCGCGCAAGGGCGTCGGCCTGCCCGACCTCGCGAAGGAGTTCCGCGAGGGGACCGGGCTGTGATGCACCGTTCTGGTGCGCCGGGGACCCTGGCCTACCCCCCACCCCCACGGGGAAGGCGTCGAGCCGCGCGGTAAGGCAGAATTTTTCGATTTTTAGGATGCTCCACCACAGGTCCTCTCGCAATTCGCTACAGGCCGCGCCCCTCGCGGGCTGCAGCGATGCGGCGTGAGTGGGCAGGGTGAGCATTTCGCTTGGCACCGATGTACAGGGTGAACGTCACACACGAATCGCTGTAAGCCCCGTCGCTGCTGGGCTGAATAGGAGTTTTCATGAGTGTGACCCTTGTACATTCGGGGGCGCGCTTGTGGTCCATCAGCGCACTGGCGGAGGAGTTCGGCGTCGATCGCCGGACAGTGAAGCGCCGCGTGGAAGGCATCCCGCCTGCTGGCGAGACCAATGGCCACCCCGCCTGGCGACTCCGGGACGTCGCCGTTGCGGTGATGGGCGCGCAGGTTGCCGACGACCCCGAGGGGTATGACCCCGACAAGCTTCACCCCACTGACCGGCTGAGCCACTACCGCGCTGAGCGGGAGAAGATTCGGTGGGAAGCGGAGCAGCGCATCAGCATCCCGGCGCCGGAAGTGGAGCGCGTAGTGGCGAGCGCGTTCAAGGCGCTCTCCCAGGGGCTCGACACGATCCCCGACGTGCTGGAGAACGATTGCGCTCTCGGCGCCGCAGAAGTCGAGCGCACGATTGAGGTCATCGACGGAATCCGTGAGGGGCTCTATCAGCAGCTCATCGAGCTCTGCGACATGATGGAAGTGAACGATGATGCACGCGAGCCCAGCTAACATCGTCCGCAACATCGCCGAGCTGATTCGGCCGCCGCGCAGGGTATCGGTCAGCCAAGCCGCCGAAGAGCATCTTGTGCTTAACGAGCCGGGCGGCTATCAGGGCAAGTTCACTCTGGACGTCGCGCCCTACATGCGCGAACCGATGGACCTGAAGGCCAGCCGCCGTTTCGAGGGTGTGGTCTTCGTCGGGCCAGCGCGATCGCTGAAGACGCAGGCGCTGGTCGACGGCGGCATGGCCTACACCATCACGTCGGACCCGGGGGATGCGCTCATCGTGCAGATGAGCCAGGAGTCAGCGCGCGATTTCTCGCGCACCAGGGTAGACCGCGCCATTCGCCACAGCCCGGCATTGAAGGCCCGACTCTCGGCGGGGCGCGCGGACGACAACGTCTTCGACAAGTTCTTCAAGACCGGCCAGGTGCTGAAGATCGGCTGGCCAGCGGTCTCGCAGGTGTCGTCGAAGTCCATCCGCTGGGTAGACGTCACCGACTACGACCGCATCGTCGACGACATCGAGGGTGAGGGCAGCCTGTGGTCGCTGGCACTTAAGCGAACTCAGACCTTCAAGTCGCGCGGCATGTGCTGCGCGGAGTCATCGCCAGGCCGCGAAATCACCGACACCACTTGGCGCAAGCAAACGCCGCACGAAGCACCGCCTTGCACAGGCATCATCGGTCTGTACAACACAGGCGACCGCCGCCGCTGGTATTGGGCGTGCCCGTCCTGCGGCGAGTACAGCGAGCCTGAGCCTGGTATCCACTCCTTTGCACTGCCGAGCTTCGAAGAGCTGAAGGAAACCATCCGCAGCGCTGATTTGATGAAGCTGGCGGCGCGCAGCGCCTACTTCAGCTGCCCGCACTGCGGTGACCTGATCAGCGAGAAGCACAAGCGTGAGATGAATCGTGGTGGCCGCTGGCTGATTGAGGGCCAGCGGATCAGCCGCGCTGGTGAGGTTTCCGGCGAGGCCCGGCAGAGCAAGATGGCCAGCTTCTGGTTGGGCGGCATGCCGGCGGCGTTCCAGAGTTGGGAGTCGATCTGCCTTCGCTATCTGGAGGGTGTGCACGCCTATGTCACCACCGGTGACGAGACCAAGCTGAAGGGCACAACGAACCTCGACCAGGGCGCGCCGTACATGCCACAGCGCTCAGAGGCTGTTCGGTCGGCCGATGTGCTGATCGACCGCCGTGAGGAGGTGGTTAAGCACCAGATTCCAGATGGCGTCCGCTTCATCGTTCCGTCGGTGGACGTGCAGGCCGGCGGCAAGCCGCGCTTCGTTGTCCAGGTCCACGGCTACGGGGCGCACGGCGAAGAGTGGCTGATCGATCGGTACAACATCCGCACCAGCCGGCGCAAAGGGGAGGACGGGGAGACGCTGCCGATCGACCCGTCTGCCTACCTCGAGGACTGGGAGCTCCTGATCAGCGACGTCATGCAGAAGGCCTACCCGCTGTCGGACGGCAGCGGTCGCGCCATGTTGCCAGCGCTGGTGGTGTGCGACTCCGGCGGTAAGGCTGGCGTCACCGAGAAGGCCTATGACTTCTACCGCAAGCTCAAGCGGCGCAGCCTCCACCGACAGTTCATGCTCGTGAAAGGTGGTAGCCAAGCTAACGCGCCGCGGTTGCGTGAGAGCTACCCGGACAGCGAGCGGAAGGACCGGAAAGCCAAGGCGCGTGGGGAAATTCCGGTGTGGTTGCTGAACACCACCTTGCTGAAGGATGCGGTGAACAACGACCTGCAGCGGGCGAAACCCGGTCCCGGCTACGTCCATTTGCCTGAGTGGCTAGGGGAGTGGTGGTTCGAAGAGCTGACCTTCGAGGTGCGCAAAACGCAGCGCTGGGAGAAGCCTTCAAAGGGCGCCAACGAAGCCTTCGACCTGTTCTGTTACTCCCGGGCCGGCGCAATCAAGCTGGGCCTGGAGCAGATGGACTGGGAGCGGCCGAAGCCGTTTGCCAGACACTGGGACGAAAACCCTAACGTCCACCAGGTGGACGATGTCGAGGTGGTCAAGCCCAGACCTCTGGAACCGCCAGCCAAACCAATCAAGAAAACCGCCACCCGCAGGGTGCGAATGCAGGTAACCCGCTGATGGCATACACGAAAGAGCACCTCGCCCAGGTCGAACAGGCGATCGTTGACCTGGCGCGAGGCGAGCGAGTCGTCGAGGTCCGCTTCGGCCCGAACGACTCCACCCGGTACGCCAGCGCCGAACTGCCGCAGCTCGAGGCGCTGCGCGACACGATCAGAGCCGAGCTTCTGGCTGCCGGCAAGGGCCGGCGAATCCGCGGCTACCGACTGAACCACTCCAGGGGGCTGTGATGGATGAATTCGAAACCCTGGCAAATCGTGGCTTTCAAATCGATGGCCAGCCGCTGAAGCCGCAGGCGAACTACGACGCGGCAAGCTCGGGACGCCGGCTGAAGAGCTGGACGCCCGGAAGTGCCGGCCCAACGCGGTCGGTCATCAGTCACCTGAGCACGGTGCGCTCTCGCTCTCGCGATGCGGTCCGGAACAACGGCTGGATCGCCAACGGGGTCGGGAACTGGACCGCGAACGAGATCGGCACCGGCATCAAGCCGCGCTCAGCCTGCAAGGACCGCGAGTTCGCGGCGATGGCCAACGAGCTGTGGGAGAACACCTTCCGGCAGGCGGCCGACTTCGACGAACAGCTCGACGTCTATGGGCTGATGGCCCTGGCCGTGCGGTCCCGCAAGGAAGCTGGAGAAATCTTCGTCAAGCGGCACCACCTTCCGCTAAATGGCCGGACGGTGCCTATCCAGTTCCAGCTCATCGAAGGCGACCAGGTTCCGCACAACCTCAACGAGGTGCGCGGCGACAGCGAAATCGTGGCCGGCGTGGAATTTCGCGGCGGCAAGCGGCATGCGTACTGGATGTACCCACGCCATCCCAGCGACACCTCGACAGGGATGACCCAGCCGGTACCAGTACCGGCCAACCAGGTGGCGCACCACTTCGCTCCCCTGCGGCCAGGCCAGGTGCGCGGCATCGCCGAGACCGTGCAGGCGCTGATCAAGGCTCGGGACTTCGACGAGTACGACGACGCCGAGCTGACGCGCAAGAAGACACGCGCCGACTACACCGGCGTGATCAAGCGGCAGCAGTACGACGAGGAGGACTTCAAATTCGACCCGTTCACCGGTGACCCGCTGGGCGACGACGGCGGAGTGCCCGTGGTCAGCATGCAGCCGGGCTCCTTCCCGGCGCTGATGCCTGGCGAGGAGATTCAGCTCTTCGACGGTGACCAGGGCGGGAACTACGGCGACTTCATGCGGCAGCAACTGCTTGGCGTCGCTGCGTCGATGGGCGGCATTCCCTACGAGCTGCTCTCCGGAGACATGCGCAACGTCAACGACCGAATCCTCCGGGCGATCCTCAACGAGTACCACCGTCGGGTCGAGCAATATCAGTGGCTCTACACCATCCCACAGCTCTGCCAGTGGATGTGGGAGAGCTTCATCGACGCCGCAGTGCTCGCAGGCCTGTTGCGCGCCCCTGACTTCGCCACGCGACGTAATGACTACGTCGCCTGCTCCTGGCGTCCGCAGGCCTGGCGCTACCTGCACCCGGTGCAGGATGCCCAGGGCGAGCTGATGCTGATTGCCGGCGGTCTGGGCTCTCGAGAGGCCGCCGCGGCCGATCGCGGTTATGACGTCGAGGAGATCGACATGCAGAACCGGCGCGACGCGGACCGCGCCGAGCGCATGGGGCTGAGCTACAGCCACGACCCCATGCCGGTGAAGGACGACCAATAACCACTCAGGCCCGCAAATGCGGGCCTTCTTCATTCTGGAGCACTACATGTCGAAATCGACCTCCTTGCTGGCTCGGCTCTTTAGCCGTGGCCAGGGCGGCCCGCTGGTGTCGCAGATCTACTCCCGCGCCATCAACCGGCCTTTGCTGGTCGAGCCGGGCATGGCAGAAACGCTGATCGACGGCTGGCTGCATGGTCGCGTCGATGCCGGCCCTGCCGGCGAGCCCCGCGAGGTGATGGAGAAGGTCGGGCACATCGCCGTGCTGGACGTCTCCGGTCCACTGGTGTCGCGCTTGGCTGACGCGCCTGCCTGCGGAGCGGCACCGGTCAGCTACGAAAGCCTGATGCTCGCCTTCGACGACCTGGAGGCCGACGCCAACATCACCCACATCGTGCTCCGGATGGAGACGCCCGGCGGCGAGGCCGCCCAGCTGTTCGACACTACCGACCGCATGGTGGAGCTGCGCAAGACCAAGACCCTCATCGCGATGGTCGACGACTACGCCTATTCGGGCGGCTATGGCCTGGCCGCAGCCTGCTCCGAAATCTGGCTGACTCGCACCGGGGGCGTCGGCAGCGTCGGCGTGGTGATCGGACACAAGGACGTTTCCGAGAGGAATGCCAAGGAAGGAGTGAAGTGGACCTACGTCCACTCCGGCGCCATGAAAGTTGCCGGCAACCCAAACGAGCCGCTGTCCGACTCCGCGCGTACCTTCATGCAGGCGGAATCCGATCGCATCCACGATCTGTTCACCAGCAGCGTGGCGGCGTACCGCGGTATGGATGTCGCTGCAGTGCGGGGCACGGAGGCTGGCTTGTTCTTCGGGCAGGCTGCCATCGACGCCGGCCTGGCGGATCACCTGGGCACCTTCCGTGAATTGATGGCTGAGCTGCAGGGCGGTACTTACACCCGCCGTCGAGCCTCCGCCCGATCGGGAGGGGCGGCCGGCGTCACTGCGGAAGAGCCCGAGAAAGAGGACGACGAAGAGTCCTCCAGTACGGCCGAGAGCAACGGCGCAGCGGCTGACGATGATGCCGCGGGCGCTGCAGCCGCTGCTGCGGCGGATCAAGAACAGGCCGCTGCGGAAGCCGCAGCCAATCAGCCTCTCGACCCTGCACTCCTGGCTGAGCAGTGCGCCTCCGCAGGCCTCGGAGACATGACCTCGTTGGCGATCCGCGAGAAGTGGACTGCCTCTCAGATGACTGCAGCTGCCGACGGTGCCAAGGAGATCCGCAACCTCTGCACTGCCGCCGGCCTGCCTCAGTTGGCCACCGGCTACATCAACGCCCGGACGGGTGTCGAGGTGGTGCGCCAGGAACTGGCGAGCCGCCTGGAAGGCGGTTCCACGATCAGCAGCCGCCAACAAGCGGATGCCAATACCGGGGCGTCTGCCTCCGGCTCCATCTATGCCGCGACCTACAAGCGGCGCAACGCGAGGTAAGAAGAGATGCCCGTACTGAATGAAACCCGCCGCGCCGGCGACTTCGTGCTTTCCGAAGCCAACGGCAACCTGTCGCGCGACTCGATCGTTATCGACACCGGCGTGCACCTGCCCGGCACCGTGCTCGGCAAGGTCACCGCCACCGGCAAACACGTCGCGCTCGCGCCGGCCGCCACCGATGGCAGCCAGAACGCCACCGCTGTCCTGCGTGACCACGCGGACGCCACCGAGGGTGACGTCAACGCTGTGGGCTACACCCGGCTGGCCGAAGTCCGCGCCGACATGCTCGTCTGGCCTGCCGGCATCAGCGACGAAGACAAAACAGAAGCGCTCCTGGCCCTGGCCGGCGCGTTCATCCTCGCGCGCTGATCCCGCCGCGACCTGCCCCCTTTCAGGAGACCGTTTACATGGCCCATATGGACATCTTCAACAACGACGCTTTCAGCGTCGCGTCCCTCACCGCCGCCATCAACCAGCAGGACTATCAGCCCGGTCGCATCGGCGCGCTGGGCCTGTTCCAGGAAGAAGGCGTCACCACCACCACCGTCACCATCGAGTACAACAAGGGCAAGATTTCCCTCGTCCCGGTTGCTCAACGCGGCCAGCCGGTGAAGCCGGCAGAGCGTGACGCTCGCTCGCTGCGCTCCTTCACTGTGCCGCATCTGAAGGTGGGCGATTCGTTGCTCGCCGACACCATCCAGAACCTGCGCGCCTTCGGCAGCGAAAGCGAGCTGGAAGCGGTGCAGAACGTGGTGAACCAGCGCCTGGCGAAGTTCGGTCGCGATCTCGAAACCACCCTCGAATTCCACCGGATCGGCGCGATCAAGGGCCTGATCCTGGATGCCGACGGCGTGAGCGTCATCTACGACCTCTACGACGAGTTCGGCATTGACCAGACCGTCGTGTCCCTCGGCCTTGCCACCGCTGGTACCAACGTCCGTGGCAAGGTCATGGAAGCGAAGCGCAAGTCGGAAGATGCGCTGGGCGCCGCGATGGTGACCGGCTACCGCGCCTTCTGCGGCTCCAGCTTCTTCGACGACTTCACCGATCACGCCAAGGTCGTGAAAGCCTGGGAGCGTTACAACGAAGGCGAGATGCTGCGTAATGATGTGCGCGGCGGCTTCCTCTTCGCCGACGTGCTGTGGGAGGAGTACCGCGGCAAGGTCGGCACTGAGGCCTTCATCGGTCCGGACGAAGCCTACCTGGTGCCGGAGGGCGTCGCCGACCTGTTCATCACCCGCAACGCCCCGGCGGATTACATGGAGACCGTCAACACCCTGGGCCTCCCGCTGTACTCCCGCCAGGAGCCGCTGCCGATGAACCGCGGCGTAGAACTGGAGGCGCAGAAGAACCCGCTGAACCTCTGCACCCAGCCGGCGGCGATCATCAAGCTGACCAAGTGATGGACCGGCGGCAGCTGAAGGCTCGGGCGGCGCGGGACATCCTGCGCCGCCTCGGCGAAATCGAACGCGGCCGCTACCACGACTCCACCCAGGCACCGGTCGACGACCTGCAACTGATCTTGCTGCATGACGTCGAGCGGGTGGGGCCGGAGGGCGTGCTCTCTATTGACCAGACGCAGATCAGTGTCCTTGCCGAAGAGCTGGAGAAGGTCCGCCGAGAAGGCATCTTCACCGTGTGCGGCAAGCGCTGGGTCGTGCTCGAGCAAGTCCGCAACGATGGAACCATCGTCACCGCGGCGGTGAGGCCAACATGAGTGGAGTGAAGGTCAGTCTGTCAGGCCTCAAGGAGCAGCTGAGCCGCCTGGATGAGGTCCCGAAGAAGATCAACCGCGCAGCTCTGATGGCGTTGAACGATACCGGCGAGACCTTGCGCGCCCAGATCCTCAAGGAGATGGGCGAAACGGTGAACATCAAGCGGCCAGTTCTGCGAGACCGGGTCCGCCTCACCAAGGCCCGCCGCATCGCGGACGCTGTGCGGATCTGGGCGCTGAAGCGGGGCCTGGTGCTAAGCCACTTCCCACACAAGCAGATGTATCGCACCCGCAAAAAGGGAAAGCGTGTGCGGGCTGGTATCCGCGTGAATGTCGCCGGCGTCGAGAAGAACTTGCCCGGGGCGTTCATCGTTCCGTCGATGGGGTCGTCCAAGACCGATGGCCTCATCGCCCGGCGCACTGGCAAGGATCGCTTGCCAATCGAAGTTCTGTACGGCCCGTCCCCGTCGCAGATCCTCAATACCCGCCTTCCCGACTATCGAGCGGAGGGAGAGCGAGTATTGCGCCGGGAGGTACTTAGGCAACTAGAGCGAGCTGACCTGTGAACGCGAATCCACTTAACCAGGCCGACCTAGCCCTTCGAAACCGTCTTGCGCAAATCCACCCGTCAAACGGCTACTTCACTGACGTCGGCACGCGCATTCGCTTCGGTTTCGCGCAGCAGGTAATCGACGACGAAGAGGCGGCATATCCGACGATCGTCATTCAGCCAGACGAGACACCACCACCTACGCTGGGGGCGACCCAGTGGGCCGTACAGCTTGGGCGTAAGGTCATCGCGCTTGCCGATCCGAGTGATCCCGACGAAGCGCTGGTCACTCTCAACGATGTGTTTGCTGATCTTCTGCGGGCATTGATGGTGCCGGAGGGAACCGTCAAGCCCTGGGGCAACAGGGGGCCCTACAAGGTCACCTTCAAATCTTCAAATCAGCTCCTCCCAGATACCGAACTGCCCAAGGGTGTAGTGGCGATTCCGTTACTGCTCTGGGTCGTTCTCGGCTGAACCCTACCAATCACATGGAGACGCTCACCCATGAGCTCCGAGAAACCCGTGCAGCAGTTCGAGGTCGTCCTCACCGGCGCGCACACCCACAAGGGCGTCGACTACAAGGCCGGCGACAAGATCGAAGTTACCCAGCGCCAGAAGGTCTTCCTGCAGCAAGCGGGCAAGGTCGAGCGCGCCGCAACCACCCCCAAGGAGGCGCAAGCCCATGGCAATCAATAAAGAAACGGTCGTCATCGGCGGCCACTGGAAGGCGCGTGAGGCTGGCTCTGGTCTGCCGTTCCAGAAGTGCGGTCTGGTTTCGACCATCCAGCACACCACCGAGACCAATACCCTGACGCTGCCCGATACCACCACCCCGCAGGGCGGTGAATACGACAGCCTGGACCGCGTCACCAGCGTGTCGCTCTCGATCAACTTCCGCGAGATCTTCACCTGGGTGCTGGCCTCCCTGGTGTGGGGCGATGCAACCAACGTCCCGGCCAGCACCGTCACCGGCGAGATTCACATCGCTGAGGTCGACGGCACCATCGCCCTGGACAAGATGCCGCTGAGCATCACCGGCGTCAGCAACGAGGCCGGCACCACCGACTTTGATGAGTTCGACGACTGGGTGATGACCGGTTCCGGTATCGAGCCTGTCTCGGGCGGCGCGCTGGAAACCGCGATCAAGGCCTCGCCGTCCGGCACGCCGTACACGGTCAGCGTTGACTACAGCTCGGCCGCGGTGGACGTCATCGAGGCGCTGACCAACAGCGGCAAGACTTTCGAGTTCCTCTTCGAGGGCGAGAACGCCGCCGGCACCCAGAAGCGCATCGAGGTCCGCTTCTTCCAGTGCCGCCTCAACCTGGCCACCCAGATGGACTGGATCAACACCGACGATTTCGGCGGCTTCCAGGCAACCGCGAAGGTGCTGAAGGACAACACCAAGGTGGGCGGTGGCACGTCGAAGTACTTCCGCATCAAGAAGGAACTGGCTGCGCCGTGACGCCGGGCGCCAATCTGGGTACATTCCCTCCCATTGAGAAATGGGAGGGAGCCCTCTATGCAGTGTCCAAAGTGCGGTCATGAGCCATCCATGCAAGAGGTACAGAAGAGCCCGCACGATTGCGTTAAATGCGGGATAAATTATGAGGGATTTGCCCGCAGCAGACAGCCCTCCAGCGGAAAAGCCATCTCGACCGAGGTCAAAACAGTGATGGGTAGGTTCCCTGGTGCTCAGCCTGTAGTGGTCATCGACGTGGACATGAAGTTCTGGTCGATTGTGCGGCTTATGGTCAAATGGGCAATTGCGGCGATTCCAGCATTCTTTATCCTTTGCTTTGTTGCCGCTTTTGCTGGATTTATTTTGCGAGAACTAAACTCTGCGTTTACGAAAGTGGCAGCTCCCGTTAAGGCTGAACCGAGCTATAGCGAATATCTGGATATCAAGGCTGAGCCGGAGGTTGCCTACTTCTTGCTGGAGAAGGCTTCGCGCTCAACCGGACATTTCGATGTCGAGCTGAAAAGGAATGCTCCAGAAGGCGTAGTCTTTCAGCGAAAGAACATTGACTGTGCAAGTCGCAGTATATCACTCGATGCAGAATCGAGTTTCTACCAGGGCATCGATGGTGCGGTGAAGCCGGGCAGAAAATACAGACCAAGCCCAGGTAGCGTTGATGACTACTTAGTCGGAAGACTTTGTAAGTAAATACATTATTTCAAAAACCCGCCTAGGCGGGTTTTTTGTTTTCTGGAGCCAGAAATGTCTGAGATTGCAGGCCGTAAAGTAGTGCAGGTTGCCGGGATGGAGTTCACGGTAAAGGAGCTCACAGTCACCGAAGTTCGCTCTATGTTGAAAGCGTTGGATGATCAGGACGTCGACGTAATCGGCGATTTTCTTTTGGACGGAATCCGCATGCGAGACCTTCCAGTAATGACAACCCTTTCCGAGGAGCAGTTGGAAGAATTCCTTCCTTCTCAGCTTGAGGAGGTTGTAAAGCACTGCAAGGAAATGAATAGAACTTTTTTCGCGATGGAGGACAGGCTGAGCAAGCTCCGGGCGAAGCGCTAGCCGGTCTTGAAAGTGCGATCTGCATACTAATTCGGCTTGGCCACTCTTCTGTTCTTACCTACCCCTGGCGTCTTTTCTTGCGTTGCTTGAAGGAATAACCCATGACTGATATCGAGCTCCGCGTTGGGGTTGATGTGGATAGCGCCACCCGCAGCACTGGCGTGCTCAGGTCAGAATGGCAAAAGCTGATCCGGGAAATTGAGAAGCCGATTGGCGATATTGATGCATTCCGGAAAACTCAGGATGCAGCCAAGAAGGCAAGTTCCGCCTACTTTGCCGCCCGCAAAAATGTTGATGATCTCAAGCGGGCAATGGAGCGTGTAGGGGCGCCGGTTAAAGCGCTCAATCAGGAATACGCACGCGCACAGCGCACGCTTGCATTGACCACACGAGAATTCGATCGCCAAAAAGCCAAGGTGCGCGAACAGCGCGCCGAATTGAAGGCCGCTGGCGTTGACACTCGCAATCTCGCCAGCGAGCAGGAGAGGTTGCGCGCGGAACTTGAGCAGCGAGTCGCCACGGCTGGCGCAGACGCTGCGATGAGCCGAGCGCGCTCATCTCTCGGAGTTGGCCAAATTGAAACTTTGCAGCGCGCCTTGGTTGATGTCCGTCAGCAATACCGCCTTGTAAGCCAGAGCGGCGATCTGTCGGCAAAGGAGCTTGCTGAGGCGCAAGCCACCTATCGTCGTAGCGTTGATGCCACTCTGGCCAAACTGCGACAACTTCGTGCAGCTACGGCCTCCCCGACGAGTAAATCGGATGCATCTGTTAGGGATGATCTGGCGGTAGCGTTCGGGCGCATCTCGCAGGCGCGCTCGACCTTTGGGGTCGAGCAGATTGAAACGGCGCAACATAAGCTGGTAGACCTGCGAGAGCAGTACCGCCTTGTCCGTGACTCCGGCGTTCTATCGGCCCGTGACATCGCCGTCGCCCAGGCCAGCTATCAGCGCCAGGTCTCCGATCTCCTCGCCAAGCTCCGTCAGCTGCGTTCGGAAACCATGGCTGGTGCGAATGCAGAGAAGGCCGCCGCTCAGGAGACTGTCGCGCGGCAGCAGCGCGCCCGCGAGTCGGTCAATCAACTTGCGGCCGAACAACGCAAGGCAACCGTTGCGGCGAGGCAGCAGTCTATCGAAGCGGCCCGCAACGATCTTGGCATCAACCGGTATCGAGCTCTCGAGGGTGAGCTCGCCAGGCTGAAGGGCGGCTACCAGGTACTCCGCAGTAGTGGCGCCCTTACCGCCAAGGAACTGAGTGTCGCGCAGCAGTCTTTGACTCAGAAAGTCAGGGAAACGAAGCGCGAGATGGAGGCGCTTGCACAACAGCAGCGCCGGATGTCTCCAGCGCAGGCCGCTGGCTTCGCACTCGGCGGGGTCGCCAGCGCGGTCGGCAGTGCGTACGCGGTCAAGGAAACGATTGCTGCCATTGCTAAGGCGTCCGACACGGTCAAGTCGATGGACGCCCAGCTCAGGCTGTCGACTGATTCCACTGAGGAGTTCAACACTGCTCAGGCCGAGACCAAGCGTGTAGCCGAAGACAACAGGACCAGCCTGGAGAGCGTGACGAAGCTATACGGTCGCCTAGCGGTCCCGATGAAGGATCTGGGCCGCAGCCAAGCTGATACGGTCAAGATGATCGATGTGGTGGCGAAGTCTCTGCGGATCAGCGGCGCCTCGGCAGAGGAGTCATCTTCAACGATCCTGCAGTTCTCGCAAGCGCTCGGAAGCGGCGTGCTCCGAGGGGAGGAGTTCAACTCCATTGCCGAGAACGGCCAGCGCCTGCTTCGCGCCTTGGCGGACGGCCTCCATGTGAGCGTTGGTGAGCTGCGTGACATGGCTGCTGCCGGAGAGCTGACTGGCGGCGTGATTGTGGATGCGTTGCTCCCGCAGTGGGATCAGCTCAGCCGAGAGGCGGCGCTCCTGCCGGACACTGTCGGCGGCAGCTTCCAGGTGATGAAGGACCGCATCACCCTCGCTCTTGGTCAGACCGATACCAAGCCTCTTCTCAATGCCATGAAGGAGTTGGGGGACACGGTATCTGACCCGCAAACCGCTGCTAACTTGAACATCTTTGGAGCGGCGTTACTGAAGATTACCGGGGCGATGGCAGCATTTCCGTCTAAGTTCGTGGGGACGGTAGATGAGATTGACTATTTCCGCCGGAAGCTCTCTGGCAGCGTCACTGAGCTGCAGCTCGTAGACCAGATGATTTCCAGGCTGCAATCCGCGAAGAGTGGCTTTGGTGTTCTCGATCTCTGGATGAGCGATGAGGACATCGATAAGAACCTCAAGGCCTATCAGGACTATCGCAAGAAGCTGATGGAGCAGTACGAACGCGCTCGGTTTGAGGCGATCCAGGAAATCACCAAGAAGTCTCAGGAAGCGTGGGAGCTGGAGGACAAGAGCAACGCAGAAATGGAGGCTTTGCGCGAGCAGGATGCGGAAAACGAGAGGAACCATACTCAGGAGATTTCCGCAGCGAAGACCGCTCAGCTCGCGGCGTCTAAGGCCTATTCAAAGGCGCAGGTGCAGAACGAAAAGTCGCTGCTGAAAGCGGTTGAAGATGCCCGGAAGCAACGCCTTAAAACTGAGAAGGAATACAACGACGCGATTTCGAAGCTGAGCCTTCCTGCTGGATCTGGGGCTGCTAGCTTTGGGAATGTTACGCAGCTCAAGGTGGACGCTAAGTCAGCGCTCAATGCCGGCGATTTGGACAAGGCCAAGACGAAGGCCAAGGCCGCACTTGATATGCTTCTGGAGCTGCAGGAGCAAGGGCAAAATACCTACGGCTTCAAGGGCATTGCCGAGGAGCTAAAGCAGATTGCTCTCGCAGCCGACGACAGCAAGATGAAGTCGGCTCAGGACAACCTCGACCAGATCCGCGAACGGATTACGGCTGTAGAGGAGGCGGCGGAAAAGGTTAAGGACCTGAAGATCACTTTCGATCTCTCCGATGCCGAGCAAGAGCGGGTGGTCGGTCTAATCCAGGCGCTGGCCAACAAAATGGGCCAGATGCTTGTGCTTGACCTCCGGCCTACCCCGGAGATGGATGCTGTGGGGATGCAGCAGCCAAATATCTCCTTCCCGCGTCCAGGCTCTTCCTCTGAAGCATCCGTCCCGGCAGCGATCGAGCCGACCATCGACTCCACCACCAAGGAGGCTGTCAAGGAAAAGGCTGCCCAGCTTGGTGATGGTGCTGAGGTGCCGGTTAAGGTTAAGCCCTATGTCGAGACAGGTGAGAATTCCTTCTCCCAGTTCCCGGCGGTCGAAGTCGCTACAGAGCTTGATCAGGAGAAAGTCGCCGATACGAAGCAACAGCTCGACCAGTTCGCTAGCTCGCTGACGCCGATTGAAGTACCGGTGGTGCCGAAGTATTACGCCAGTGCCGATGGAGCTGCGTTCTCGCAGTTCCCAACGCAAGGGGCCAGTAATGGCTTCGCGGAAGGCGGATGGACAGGACCGGGTGAGAAGTACCAGGAGGTCGGGCTGGTCCACGCCGACGAGCATGTGCAGCCGAAGCGGGTGGTAAACGAGCCTGGAGCGCTAGGATTCCTGGAAAGGATTCGGCTCTATGGATTCGCCAACACCATGCGCGCCCTTCGTTCCAGCCTTGCAGGGCAGCTGCGGGGATATGCCGAAGGCGGATGGGTTGGCGGGCTTACCACCCCGGTGATCCCTCAACTTGAGAGCGGAGTTTCTGCTGCTGGCGGGCAGGACCTTGGAACCGTCGTCCTGCACCTGGACGGCAGGGACTACACCATGCAGGCGCCGCGCAGTGAGTTTGACGAACTGCACCGAGCGGCGATGAAAAAAGGCCATCGCCGGTCACCCAAATAAGCCCCGCACCTGCGGGGCTTCTCTTTTCTGGAGCACCTGAATGTCTCTACCCATGGTCATGCTGGGCGGCCTGCCCATCGTGCTGCATGCCGGCACGGTGGCACAGTCCATCACGCCGCTGGGCGGCCCGGAAATTCTCCGGCTCACCAGTGGTGCGGGCGTGCAGCAGACCCACTGGCAGCGTTCGGCGATCGCGCTCAGCGGTTCCGGCTGGATGCCCCCGGGGCTGGACGGGCTCAACTACACCCAGCCCCTGGAGCTGCGCTGCACCAAACAACTGAGCATCGTCAGCGCGGGCCGCAGCTTCCAGATCATCGGCACGCCAAGGCCGGACTTTCCTGTCTACGCGCTGGCGCTGGTTGGCAAGGAGTGGGTTGGCGCGGAAGTGGCGTTGACCGGCAGCGCAGCAGAGGTCGCCGAGGTGCCGGGCGCGAGCCTCTACCAGGTGCTGTGGATGCCCATGTTCACGGTCTCGGCGAAGCGCCCCCAGGGCGACATGGACCCAGGCAACGGAGCCACGCCGCATGGCTGGCAGATCACCTGCGAGGAGCTATAAATGCTGATCAACGGCTCCGCGCTGAACTCCCTCGCGCTGAACGCCGCTGGAGTCTTTCCGGGGGGCGAGGTGCTGCCGGTGCCGGCGCCGCAGTCTGTGCTCTGGTCCTGCCGGGTCATGCTCGGCGCGGAGGACGTCACGGCCCAGATCACTGGCGGCATCCGGGTGGAGCGGGAGGAGGGCGCTGCAGCCATTGCCGAGTTCTCCCTGTACCTGCCCGATGCTGGCGTGGACGTCGTTGGCTGGACCGGACGGCCCGTCGAGATCTTCTACCGGGAGGCCGACGCCGGCGGCTGGCTGGAGGAAAAGCGGTTCTCTGGCTGGCTGGAGCAGCCCAGCTACGACCCGCGAAATCGCATCGTGGCTTGCGAGGCGACCGATCGCCTGCAGGACCTCATCGAGGCGATGGAGCTCGCGGACATCGATGCCCTGGTGGGTGGCGCCTGGACGGCTGACGTATTCGAGGCCACGGAAGGTCGCAGCCGCTGGGACTATGCCACCGAGCGTCTGGCTTCTGTAGCCGGCAGCCTTGACCGTTCCGTCGACGGCGTGTTGCGGCTGACTCCATGGGCCGCCCAGGCACCGCTGAAGCGCTTCGCTGCCGGCACCACCATCGACGGCTCCTTGTCGGTGGACCTGGCCAAGCTCTCCGACCGTATCAACCAGGTGGAAATCACCTTTAGCTATCGGTTCAGCCGGTTGCGCGAGCGGCACCAGGCCTACAGCTGGCAGCACCCGGACATCCTGGGATGGTCCGTGGACAACGGGTTCTGCATCTGGCGCGCCAACTCAACCGAGCTTCCGACCATCGAAATGCTGGAGGAGGCGATTAGCTCCGCCGGGTACAAACTGCTCGCCAATCCGCAGTACCTGACGGTTCCGCTCTCTGGTGTGTACTGCGACCCGCCGCAGGCCTGGCGCAATGACTTCGACAACCTGCTGTTGGCTGCTGACGTGGTTGGCGGCGTGCGGTGGGCGCAGGCGATCACCGAGACCTACACGCTCACCGTTGAGGCGCCCGCCAGCGTGGCGCAGGCCGGCTCCGTGCTGCGCCGCGACGGGGAGTCGCTGGAAAGCGAGCTGGAACGGGCGAAAGACTGGGAGTCGGCGGAGTTCACCGGGCCTGAGCCGGATGCGGTGCAGGATGCAATCGAGGACTACTTGGTGGACCTGCGCGAGGATGACCGGCTCGCCTCGGCGGTCAATTGTCTGCTGCTGGGGGCTCGGGTCACGATCCTGGGCGCCCACCGCGGCAACAAGGTCGCCTGGCAGGTGCCGACATCCATGGCGCTCGGTATCGACCTGGTGCATACGGTGCTGATGGAAGATCGCATCCGCGCCCAGGGTAAGGTCTTCTCCCTGATCGACGAGTACGACCTGCAGGGGCAGACGGCAATTAGCACCATCACGCTGGCTATCAGTCGGGGTGGCGGCGACGTCGAGGATGCGCTGATCGTCCCCCCGCCGCCGGCCAGCGAGGTTAGCGGCGAGGCCCCCGAGCTGATCCAGTTGCCGACCCAGCTGCGCGGCCGGGGCCTGATGACCTACGACGACACGCTGGACGGCTTCTCAGGCAACTACGACGAAGTGGACATCGGCACACCGGTCGACGAGTTCCCGCGGCGCCACCAGATGACCGCTCCGGAAATACCCGCCGAGCACCGCGATGAGTTCAACGCCGCGGCGGCTGCCACCTACCGGGTGGCCATCCCCAACGACCTGCTGGAGCTGTAGCCATGACCCTTGCTGATGAACGCCGCGCGATCGCCGGCGGGATCACGGCTGCCCGCAAGTCGCAGCAGATCGTAAGCGACCTGCAGTCTCTGGAGAGCCAGCGGCGGCAGATTGGCACCCTCAACGAGCTGGAGCGCAAAGGCCTCAAGCCGGCGCAGGTCGGCAGGGCGGTCTACAAGGCGAAGGCCACCAGCAGCTCCGGAGGTATCGCGAGCCCGCTGGTGGAGAAGACCAAGGCCGAGGGGACCAGCCAGGTGCCCGACCGGGACTACTACGAGGACGGCCTGACCAGTAGCGATGGCCTGCTGATCCTGCCGGCCATCAAGACGCTGCGGATGACCGATGCCAACGGCGCCGATGTGGAGTTCCAGCTGGCCAATCCGAAGGGGACTCTATGACCGAACCCGTCTGGGGCTGGCCGTGGCACGGCCGGCTCGACAGTGCCGGCCTGCACCTGCCCAACGGGCAGCTGCTCAACACGGTGTTCATGCCCGGCGATATGCCCTGGCTAACCTACCGGCACCAGGTGCCCGGCATCGCGCCGGTGCAGCGCAGCGATGACGAGCTGGCCGCCGACCAGGCTGCCGGCCGGGAGTGGAGGAATCAGTCGATCCTCTGCGGCCGCTACTTCAACCTCTACAACCGCGACCTGGGCGGCTGGGTCTACAGCGCGCCGGACGGCAGCAACTGGATCATCAACCTGGAAGGCGAGACGGCGACGCTGTTTGGCGTGCTCGGCGGCAAGAAGGTGATCAGGTCAATGCCGATCACCTGGCCGGAAGACCTCGGGCAGTCCACGCCGGTCATTACCGGCGCGGTGGTGAAGCGGGACAACACGCCTGTGGATATCTCGCCGGACGGCTCCCGCGCGGTGCTGATGCTCTACATGGAAGACCCGGACATCACCATTGCGCCAGGCGTGCGGCCCATCCCGCTGGGGTTCCTGCTGGTGACTGTCACCGGCGACCGCCAGACCGGCTTCGCCGCGGTGGCCACCGTGTTGCGCACCAGGGTCCAGACGCTGGGCACCTACACCGGCGTGGACGCCTATTCCGGTGAGCTGCGTGAATCCCGCTGGACCGTTGGACCGCCGTACCCGCACGACCCGGAGAATCCGGTGGTGGTGGATCGGCCGGCAGAATCGGACCCGCCCGGCACGGTGTACGCCGGCGCGGGCGTGAACGGCCAGCTGGCGCGCTACGCGGTGCGGACGGGCACGCGGACAGACGCGGTGCAGAGCAAGATCCTGGCGGTGTGGTTCAACGCCGCCGGCGAGCCGGTGGACTGCACGCTGGACTTCCAGATCCTGTACGCCTGGAACTACCCGCCGGCCGCGTTCAACGTCGGGCCGTCGCCCACCTCGATCAACCGCACCACCTCGAACACCACCACCTACACGCTGGCCCTCAAGGTAGGCGGGGAGCTGGCCACGACGATGGAGGAGGTGGTGGTGCACACGGAGCGCTGGGAGAACCAGGCCGGCGTCGTTGAGCAGACGGAAACGCTCAACGGCGAGGACGTGACGGGGCAGTTCAACCCAATCGCCGGTACCTGGGCGCCTGTGCCGTTCGACTTCACGGACTGGACGCAGCAACAGCAGTGCCTGATCAGGGCTCGGCTGCGGCCCTTCGACTGGGTGCGCTACTCGAACAACCTGCTGGGGCTCTACGCCCGCGTGCAGCCGGACGAGTTGTATATCCAGCACTACCGTGGCCCGGCGGCGCCGGTCGCCGGCGGAGAGGCCTACCAGGTACGGCGCGTTGATCTCGATGAGCCGATCTCGATCTTCGGGCCGTTGCGCTTCGGCTCGCTCAATCCCATCACCGGGGAGCACACCGCTCCCAGTGACGGAAACAGCATCTCGACTTGGATGTGA